TTGATTATTCGCAAGAGATTTCTCTTAAACCAATGAGCGAATTAAATTCAAGGTACTATGATTTCGTTTATACTCAAGATTCTGATTATTACAATGAGACTTATTTTCAGAAGTATAATGAGAGTTATGCAGATAGAAAAGAAGATACTAAATTCCAATTTGCAGAAGAGCGTACTGAAGTAAAACTTATATTCTCTCCAAGCGTATTAGTTTCAAGAAGTGGAGACGATAAACTTTGTGCTTCAATTTTCAAAGTAGAGAATGAAGAAGAAGTTTCAATGGATGCCAATATAAGGATTATGCAATTTGCTTATATAACTGAAAAATCCAACTGGCATATTAAAGGAGCTTATCCATCAAGCTCAAATATTTCTTCTACATTAAATTCTTATGGGTATGCTGGTCACTTAGATAATCCAGAGATTCCGACAAACGATATAAATTTTGGAGTACCTAATCAAGTTTATTTTACCTTGACAAATCCTTTCCCAACTGCTAATTTATTTACTGCATTCTGGGGAGATTACTTAGCAGAGATAACTTCGAAAGATAGTAAGCTTCTTACTTGCTATTTATATTTGAATATAGTAGATATTTATTCTCTTGATTTTGCTCAATTAATTTATATAGATGGAGCTTTATGGAGATTAAATAAAATTATTGACTTCAATCCAACCATTCCACAAACGACAAGAGTAGAACTTTTAAGAGTAATTGAATTAACATACGAATAAATGGCAGTTAACGAAACGGTTGGAATTAATCTTGTTGCAGATACCAAAAGTCTGCGTTCTCAATTACGAGAGGCTACTCAAGAATTAGCAAAATTACAGAATAGTGCTACTGCTTCAGCAGAAGAGATTCGTAAAGCTGCAATAAGAGCTGGAGAGTTAAAGGATCGGATTGGCGATGCTAAAGCTACCATTGATGCCTTTAATCCAGATGCAAAGTTTAGAGCATTTGGAACGGTTGTTAGTGGAGTTGCTGGAGCATTCGCTGCCGTTCAAGGAGCTTTAGCTTTAGTTGGAGTTGAGTCTGAAGATGTTCAAAAAACTTTATTAAAAGTTCAAGGAGCTTTAGCATTGTCTCAAGGATTAAATCAAGTCCTTGAATTAAAGGATGCGTTTAATAACTTAAAGATACAAGTTCTTGGAAGTTCGGTAGCTATTGCAGCAAATAATGCAGTTACTGCTATTGCTTCAAGATTAATGAAGTTATTTGGATTAGAAGTAGTTGCAACAAGTACAACATTTAAAGTTCTTAAAACTGCTATCGCTTCTACTGGTATTGGGTTACTGGTTGTAGCATTAGGGGCAGCGGTTGTAGCATTTCAAAGTTTTAGCTCAAGTGCAAAAGAAGCAGCTGAAGCACAAAAGAAATTTAACGATGAAACAGACAGAGCCAATGAAACTCAAAATAAAGTAGAAACTAATTTTTTAAGTCAATTAACAAAAAGAAAAGTAGCTGAAGCTAAATTAAGAGGAGCATCTGCTCAACAAATTTTTAATATTGAAGATTCTGGCAGAAAGCTTGAAATAAATAGTTTAAAAAGATTAATAGCTGAAAAACAAAAGTTAAATATTGGAGATGCTGAAGCTACTCTTAGATTAAAACAATTAGAAAGTGATAGGGAAATTTCACGAATAGAATTTTTAGCAAGCCAAGCTGAAAAATCAAGATCAAAATCAGCTCAAAGAAGAGAAAAAGCAAGACAAGAAGAAGAAAAAGCAAGACAAGAAGAGATTCAAAGATTTAATCAAAGCATTCAAGAAATTGGTGCTTATGAAATGGCTCTATATGAGGAAGAAATTAAAAAGTTTAATGAAACAATACAACAAGAGGGAGAGCAAGCATTTAAAGAATATGAAAAGCTAAGTAGTTTAAGATTTCAACAAACTTTTGATTTATATCAAAATGACATTGAAATACTTTTAAAATTAGCAAATGCAAAAGAATTAGATTTTGAGGAAGATGTTGCAAGATTTGAGCAAGTAAAATTAAACTTACAAGAGCAATTAAATCTTGAACTTCAAGTAGCTGAAGGAACGGAAGATGCTGAGTTAAGAAAGCTTGAGATAAAGAAGAAGTACGGCAAGTTGATGATGGACATTGACGAAAAAATTACTTTATCTGAAAGAGCGCAAATAGAAGCCAGAACACAATTACAATTAAAATATGCTGATATTGTTGGAAAACTTGGGCAAGTGCTTCAACAAGCTGCTGGAGATAATAAAGGTTTAGCTATTGCTGGTATTGTATTAGAGCAAGCTTCTGCTATTGCATCTATTGCTATTAATACTCAAAGAAATGCTGCTAGGGTAGGTTATTTAACTCCTTTAGGTATTGCAGAAATAGCAGCTGGAGCGGTAGGAATTACTGCTGCCATTGTTGCAGCTAAACAAGGAATTGATAACATAAATAAAGTTAATATTCCAGGTTCATCAAATGCTTCAGCTCCATCTTTATCAGCTCCAATAGCTCCAAGATTTGCGCCAGTAGCTCCAACTAAATTGGATCAATCAAGTTTAAATACAATTAATAACGTAGTAGCTAGAGCTTATGTAGTAGAGAGTGATATTACTGGGAAACAAAAAAGAATTAGAAGAATAGAAAACGCAGCAAGAATATAATATGGAACTACCAATTTATCAGTTAGAAATTTCAGACGATTTAAACGATGGAGCAGAAGTTGACTTTGTCGCATTAGTGGATCGTCCAGCTATTGAACGTAACTTTTTAAAGTTCAAGGAAGCTAAGACAAACTTTGCTATTCAGTCAGAAGACAAGAGAATAGTAAGTGGAGCTTTAATGTTAGCAGATACTCCTATTTATCGCAATGATAGCAATGGAGAATACTATGTAACATTTACAAAAGCTACTATTGAGAAGATTGCACAGAAGTTCTTCAAGAAAGGATACCAAAGCAATGTAAACTTGATGCACGATGGAGATAAGCAAGTAGATGGAGTTACGATGTTTGAATCGTTTATCGTTGATTCAGAGCGTGGCATTCAAGCTATGAAAGGTTTTGAAGATGCTCCAGAAGGTTCTTGGTTTGGTTCTTTCAAAGTAGAAAATGAAGAAGTTTGGAATAAAATTAAAAGCGGAGAGTTCAAAGGATTTTCAGTTGAAGGCATCTTTAACTACAAAAAAGAAAAGCAAGCTATTTCAGTTGAGGAAGCGATGTGGTCTAAAATTGTAGAGATACTTGAGCAAGTTAAACGATAAAGTATTTTCAATTATTTATTTATAAACAAAAGTTAATTACACAATGACAGTAACAGAAGCGATTGAAAAAATCAAAGTATTGCTTTCGGATAATCCCGAAGTGCAAACTGAAGAAGTTGCTACTGAGCCAGCTACTGAATTGACATTCGAAACTTACGACCTAATTGATGGTAGTAAGATTGATTTGTCTTCTTTAGAAATTGGCGCAGATGCAATGCTTGTGGACGAATCTGGTAACGCGGTAGCTGCTCCATCTGGAGAATATGAGCTTGCCGATGGAACTAAGATTTCGGTTATGGATGGTAAGGTTGAAGGAATTGAATCTCCTTTAGCTGAAATGCCAGAAGTAGAAGAAGCGGTAGAAATGGCTGAAGAGCCAAACCAATTCGAAGAAATGAATGCAACTATTGGATATTTGCAAGCAGAGAATGAAGCATTAAAAGCAAAGTTAGGCGAAATGGAAGGTAAATTTGAGCAAGGTTTTGCGCAAGTTATTTCTGCATTAGAAGCATTAGCTATTCTACCAAGTGCCGATCCAATTCAAGCTCCAAAGCAAGCATTCAAAGTAACAGAATCAAAAAGCGATAAAATAGATCGTTTCTTGAACAAATTTGTAAAATAAATTTTAACAATTAAATTAAAAAAAAATGGCATTTGTAGTATCAAGTCTTACAAATTACACAGAAGAAAATGCAGCTCAATTAGTTGCTTCTTCAGTATTGGGAGCAAAAACTGCTTCTTTAATCAAAACTCAAGGTAATGTTATGGTAGGTGTTAAATCATCTGAGACTATTAACATTATGGACACAGACGCAATCTTCCAAGATGGTTCTTCTTGCGGATTTACTGCTTCTGGTTCTACTTCATTTACTCAGCGTACAGTAACAGTTGGAAAAATCAAAGTTAACGAGGCTCTTTGCCCTAAAGACTTAGAAGCAAAGTATTTGCAAAAAGCATTGCCAGCTGGTTCAAGCTATGATTCAATCGTATTCTCTGCTGAATTTTCTCAGCGCAAAGCTGACAAGATTGCTGCTCAATTAGAGACTGCTATTTGGCAAGGAGATACTGGTTCAGCAAACGTAAACTTAAACAAGTTTGATGGTTTTGCTAAATTAGTAAACGCTGCTTCAGCTTCAGTTGTTCACGCTAACACAACTAGTTTCTACGGAACTCCATTAGCTGCTTCAGCTGGTATCACAGTTTCTAACGTAGTTGCAGTTTTGGATGCAGTTTACAGAGCTATCCCAGCTGAAATCGTAGGAAAAGACGATGTAGCTATTTTCGTAGGTCAAGACATCTTCCGTCTTTACACTATCGCATTGAAAAACGCAAACTTATTTGCTTACACTTTTGATGGCAAAGCTGATAGCGAAATGATTTTACCTGGTACTTCTATCAAGGTAATTGCTACTCCAGGCTTGAACGGAACTTCTAAAATCTACGCTACTGATTTAGCAAATCTATTCTTAGGAACTGACTTGTTGAACGAGGAGGAGCGTTTTGAATTGTTCTACGCTAAAGAAGCAGACCAAGTTCGTTTTGTTTCTGAGTTCAAAATGGGTGTTAACTTCGCGTTCCCTACTCAAGTAGTTGACTTCATTTTAGCTTAATCTTAAATAGGTTCGGGGAGATTCCATTGGATTGGACTCCCCTAATTTTAACACTTTAAAGAAAATTATTATGCCGTGTGCTTTAACTCAAGGCTATGCCTTAGATTGTAGAGATTCTTTAGGTGGAATAACAGAAGTATATTTTATTGAAGCTGGAAATGTTTCTTCAACTACTGAAGCTAGTGGTGTTGTAACTGCAATCGTAAAAGGATCGGGAAAGGTTTTCCGTAAATACGAATTAGTTCCTGGCACTTCTTCATTGACTGAAAACATTAATGCTTCAGTTGAAAATGGTACTGTATTCTACGCGCAAGAACTTTCAATCATATTGAACAAATTACAAGCAAATACTCGTAACGAGATTTTGTTGCTTGCTCAAAACAACTTAAAGGTAGTTGTTGGAGATAATAATGGTAAGTATTGGTACTTAGGAAAGACTCGTTCAATGCAATTAACTGGTGGCTCTGGAGCTACTGGTACTGCAAACGGAGATCGTTCTGGCTATACTTTAACATTTACTGGAAACGAAGGAGCTTTAGCTCCAGAAGTAGCTTCTGGTATTATTGCTGGTTTAACTTCAGCATCTTAAGATTGTTGTTTGCAGTATCCGTAGCTCCAGAGCCAGCAGTTAATGTCGAGATCGGAAGAGCAAGCCCACGAACTCCAGCCACCCACCCCGAGCTCGCATGCCGTCCT